AAATTTTTCATAAGTGAAAATAAAATACCACATATTATTTTTTATGGTCCATCTGGTGGGGGTAAACGAACAATTTTAAATGAATTTATAAATGATATATATGAAAATGATAAACCTAAAATGAATCAATATGTAATGCATGTAAATTGTGCTCATAGCAAAGGTATAAGATTTATAAGAGATGAATTAAAGTTTTTTGCGAAAACCAATATTCATAATAAAAATAATAATTTATTTAAAAGTATTGTTCTTTTCAACGCAGATAAATTAACGATGGACGCTCAATCAGCACTTAGAAGATGTATCGAACAATTTAGTCATACAACTCGTTTTTTTATACTTGTAGAAAATGAAAATAGATTATTAAAACCTATTTTATCAAGATTTTGTAATATTTATATACCATTACCAATTATAAATAAAAAAAAACAAAGCTTACACACCTTTAATAAAAAAAATATAAAAAACAACGAATATCTATTAAAACATAAATTATGGCTCAAACGAAATTTAATCAAAAAGACAAATTACAAAGATATTAAAAGTTGTAATGATTTTGTTGAAAAATTATACGAAAAAGGTTATAATGGTATTGATATTATAGACATAATTGATACTGAAAAAACAATAGAAAAGGAAAACAAATATTTATATTTAATTTATTTTGATAAAATTAGAAGTGAATATAGAAATGAGAAATTATTCATGTTTGCAATATTAAATTTATTTTTTATGCGGAAAAACTTAAATTTAGAAAATATTTTAGAAATGTAAATGGACGATTATAATGTTAATGTTTTATCTGAAGCCAAAAACGAATATTCATCTAGACTAGTAACCATATTAACACCTTTGATTATAGAGGGTATTAAATCTATTTTTAATGAAGCAAGTAAATTATGTTTAGATAATGACGAAGAAGACAAATATTTAATGACATTTCAAAATTTTCTCTCCAGAGTTCCCAAATGGAATTCTACTATTATAGATGAAGAAACAAAACGAATAGTTAGCCAAAGTAATTGTAGTTATTTAGAAGATTTATTAACCTGTGTCCATATAACACAATTAAAAATTTTAACAAGTATTAGAGTATCACAAAAACAAAAAAAAATAGATATTGATATTCCAAAGTTGAATACATTTATCCACAGATGTTATATTTATTATGCTAGAAAACTTTATTCAAATGTTTATTTATTTGAAAGTAATATTTTACCTTTGAATTATCAAAAAAATATGAGAGAAGCAGAATTAATGTGTCAAGAATCTGTATTACAAGTAATAAGAGAAAATATGCCTGTTGAAAAAATATTGAGAGCATATATTGACGAAACAGTAGATGAGGAAATAATAGAAGAAACGATTGAAAAACAAGTTACAGAACTTGAAAAGAAAAAAATAGAAGAAGAATTAGAAACAGTAATTAAAGACGAGAAAAAGGACGGAACAATAAAAAAAAGTGAAGATACTATTGTTCTTGAAAAGCCTGATTTGGAAAAAGAAAAAGTAGTTGCTTCTGCGTTGAAAACAGATTCTATTATTAATAAAATAGAAAAAGATACGTTGGGTGGACCAAAAGAAAACAATATCAAATTAACTATCGAAACACCCATAGAGAAAATCGAACCAAAAGAAGAAGTAGTAAATAGATTGTCTTTTAATGATACAGATAGTGTTGTTAATTATGATAAAAAAGCTTCCCCATCCAATAATCCTCCACCCGTTAAATTGGACGCACCTAAGACTTTAGAAAGATTGGAAAAAATTTCTTTTGTACAAAATGAAAAGAGAAAGGCAGAAGAAGCCGATGACGAGGATGACGAAGATAAAATAACTATTTTTGGAGACATTAATTTAGAATTGGATGCGATCGACGTCCAAAATTTAGATAAAAATTTAAAATTAGAACCAGATCCGATATTAAACGATATTGAAATTCTTGGATAATGCGTTTTATTTATATAATTATTTATGAATTATTATATAAATGTCTAATTCAATATTTGTTACTGGTCTGGCAATAGCATGTGCTTACTTACTTTTTAGATTTATAGAAATGCGTTTTATTTTAAAAGAAAACAAACCATTAAAGGTTTTAACTAGGGATACGTTAGTAGTATATTTGAGTGTAATTTTGGGAAATTTTGTTATGAGTCAAGTTGGTGGATTTGATATATCAAAGGCTGTTCCTCAGGTATTCACCAATAATCCTGATTTTTAATTTAAGAAGGATTTTCTGTAATTACATTTACCTTCCAAGATGATATAGATTTAATAACAATAGAATTATCAACCTTATTTTTTAGAGAAATTTTTTGACCTTTAAATCTTGAACCTGTTTTAATCCATATATTTTGATAATGTTTTAATGTTTGATTACCATCATCAAATGTATTAATTTTGAAAAGGGGTAAAGAATCCATTATATATTAATATTAAATTATCTTTTTAATATTAACTTCAATTTTACATTATCATCGAACTCATATTGTCAATGTTGATAATTTTTTGTTTTTTAATTTTTTTCTTTGAACTTACAAAATTTTTGAATAGTGGATTATCTAATTGTTTTTCAGGAGTATGAGCGTGTACGGTTCTAACTATCATTTTATAAAGTTTGAATTCAGGATATCTTTCCTCTCCATTCTTTTTATAAAGTATATTTCTTCCCTTATCATCTTTTGTCCATTCAATAATTAATTTTGCGATAGGATTTTTACAGTTTTTTTGATCTTCTGAATCTTCTATAAAGTAATCAAATAGAGAGCAACCAAGCCTACACAAATCAAAACTTTTATTTGCTTCTAATCTTGGTTTTTTTTCATCAAAATAAGGTTCAAAATTATATTGTGTTGCTGCGTCACCTTTTGAATGATAACTATCACTGCATATTGTTTTTCCTTTATAACTATAAATAGCTCTTCCAAAATCAATTATTTTGTAAATTTTTCCATGTGTTGGAACTCTATAATAAGTATTATTGAATTTATAATTCAAGAATTTCTTATCAGTTGAGACATACATTACATTATTTGTATGTAAATCGTTGTGAGTAAAATTAAATATTTTTTGATATGTTATCAACATCATAATAATTTGAAATAAACAAGATTTCCATTCATTATCTGTCAATTCATTTTCTTCATCGTCTAATAAAGAATCTAATGTATTTTCAAGCTTTTCAAGACAAATAATTTGTATAGGAAAATTAAAAACACTAGCATTAATTAGTTCATTATCAGTATTCATACTAGAATATTCACTCATTTGTGAATTAGATAGACTATCTTCATCTGAATTATCACTATATTCACTAGAATTCCCGGAAACACTTTCATCTTCTTCATCTTCATCATCTTCATCATCTGTATTTGAAGATCTTGATGAACAAGTTGAATCACTTTTTTTAGCACTTTTATCACTTTTATTACCTTTGTTATTTGTTTCAACAGAATATTCTTCTTGTATGGAATTCTCATGTATTTTTAAATTTTCACTTGTTAATTTAAACATCCCTTCAAATATATTATCATTTATGGTCTCACAATCCAAAACAATATCTTCGGTATTATCTAGCGAAATTTTTTTCCTATAATTTCTTGTATCACTAAACAAATTCTTTTCATCTATTTCATCTAAATGGAAAAGTGAATTATTTTGTTTATGAAAATATGGAGAATCATACAAATATTCTAAATCATCATAAACATTAACTTGAAATTCTTTTTGAATTGATAAAAAACTTCCGAAAAAATTAGTACCGTGCACAAATCCTGAATTATTTACCAATTTAGAAGATAAATAAGAGAAAAAACTATCAACATATGCTGAATTATTGTAATCTTTTACTTTCTTACAACATTTATCAGTTGATATACTAGGTAAAGAAGAGACAACTGATGAATCCATATCTTTATATTTTCCTACCATCAACTTTATAGGATCTAAAAGTGGAGAGAATTTAAAAAATGATTCACAACTATGAATAGCATCTGTTTTACTGTCCTTTACCTTTATTGTAAAATTATTGTTATTTCCACGATTCGTTATTTGATTTATACTATATCGATTATTTAGATTGATATTATTATAGTTATTTTCATCTAAATCAAAAAATCTAGAATAAATAGGAATATAATTTTGTGGATTTTCAAAACCATTTTTTACTAAATAATTAAATAAAGTACTGTTGTCATTTTTTCTATAAAAGAGCTCAAACATTAAAATTAATATATACATTTTTTATTCTATTTAAACTAATTTGTGCGTAAAAATATTAAAAAATAAGTGAAATAAATTATTATAAGAATGAATTTAGAACTAAAAAAGTTTGATATGAAAAATATTTCATTTAAGGTAAATGAAAATCAAGGACCCGTTATTGTTTTAATAGGTAGAAGAGATACAGGAAAAAGTTTTTTAGTAAGAGATTTGCTATATTACCAACAAGATATTCCTATAGGAACTGTTATTTCAGGAACAGAAGCAGGAAATGGTTTTTATGGTTCAATGGTTCCTAAATTGTTTATACATGACGAATATAATACAGCAATTATAGAAAATATATTAAAAAGACAAAAAATTGTAATGAAGCAAGTTAAAAGAGAAATAGCAGCTTATGGTAGATCAAATATTGACCCTAGAACATTTGTCATTTTAGATGATTGTTTATATGATAATACATGGGCACGAGAAAAATTAATGAGATTGCTTTTTATGAATGGTCGTCATTGGAAAGTTATGCTTATAATTACAATGCAATATCCACTCGGTGTTCCTCCTAATTTAAGAACAAATATCGATTATACATTTATTTTGAGAGAACCTTATATCGCAAATAGAAAAAGAATTTATGAAAATTTTGCTGGTATGTTTCCAACATTTGAAAGTTTTTGTCAAGTTATGGATCAATGTACGGAAAATTATGAATGTTTAGTTGTAGCAAATAATGCAAAATCAAATAAACTTGAAGATCAAGTTTTCTGGTATAAAGCTGTAGCCCATAGAGATTTTAAATTAGGTTCAAAGGAGTTTTGGGAAATGTCAAAAGATCTTGATTCAGATGATGAGGACCAAGGTACTGCGTTTGACCCGAGGGGTGGTAGAAAAGGACCAGCTATTAACGTAAAAAAAAGTAAATGGTAATGATTTAATATTAAATATATAAAATCATTAATTAATCTTTATTTG